GGGGTAAACCCCCATACACTTTTATGCATAATTTATTACGCATTCTTATCTTATTAAATTTATTTAATCTTATAAGACTAGCACACAGTTGATATTATAAATTTATTTATTCTATTAGCTTTAACAACAACAAACAAACAAACAACAAACAAACAACAATAGTAGATTTAGTTTTATTTATTAGTATATTATATACACAATATTGGTTTTTACCAGTATCTCTTTATTGAGAATTTATTTTACATAATTAAGGACAAACAAACAAATATTTTAAACGGAAATGGACAATACGCAAACAAAAATGAACAAGGACACGGAAAATTAACAGATTTAGGATGTAATAATATGGTTTTTACCAGCAATTCTTTAATGAATTATAAAATTAATATGAGTAATTTTAACGAACAAAAACAAACAAAAACACAATTAAACGGAAACGGACAAAACGCAATTAACAATGAACAAGGACACGGAAAAGTAATGGATTTAGGATGTAATACGAGGGTTTTAACCAGCAATTCTTTAAAGAATAATATAACAAATATGAATAGATTAAATAGACAAACACAAACAACAACAAAATATACAACACAAACAGGACAAATGACAGCACATGAAATGGCAGCAAAGGGAATCAAAGAAGAAAGAAGATTTTTGGGAGTCAAACCAAAAAATTTTTCTTTTTCTGATTTCGCAGCAGAAAATTGTAATAAGACAAGATTAAATGATATGGGTTCAGTACCTAATAAATTTATTGATAGAAGGAAACAATTTGCGAATAAAACGCAATATTATAGAAGAAAAGGATTTGAGGGAAATGTTTTAAGTGAAGAAGGAAAGAGATTTGCATTAGATTTTAATAAACATAAAAATGATGATACAAATGCTGAACGAGCACTTAATTTATTTTATCACAAATATTTTACAATTTCTTTTAAAAATTCTAAATATAGATCATTAGGTAATAGAATAAAAGTAGAACGTAATTTTGCTAGTTCAAAGGGACGAGAAGAGGCCAAAATAGAAGTAGATATTAGTGTGCATTCAAAAGAATCATTAGGTTTAATTGACATGCACCATAGTATCTGTGACTGTGATGGTTTGAGATTTTCAGCTCATGTGATGAAAGAATGTGACTGTGTTGTTTTATTGTGTCAAACATGTAAATGGGCGAAATATACTAATAGGGAAACATTTGATATTATGAAAGATTTAAGTACTTTAACAGCAGATTTAGTACCTTTTTCTGAATTAATAGAAATAGATTTGAGAAGTATGGTTTTTGAGCGTGGATATTTAGCTTTGCAATCTTGTGAAACTAATTTTGATGCTTATGAAGTCGTAATGGAAACATTTGTTTTACCTTTTATTAAAGGATTCTGTTCTCATACAAAAGAGTTATTAATTAATGAATATTTGGTTGTAAATAGTGATGGAATTTTCGGTAATGAACATATATATAATTGTATCGAAAATTACATACCTAATTACAAACATATGATGAATTTTGGTAACATTGAATTGAAGAAAACAACACGTATTGGAACAGTTTACTATAATAATGACTTATTAGGATTTCAGAAGAACATTGATGGAGAAATAGTTTATTTCTTGGTCTATGGATGTGAAAGACATAGAGGAATGGAATTGTATAGATGTCAACATTGCAGAGATAGTTATAATAAACTATTTTCAGGTAAAATTGACGGGTATACAAAGGAAAGTATAACAAGACAATCAGAAGAAGATTTTGGATCTATCGTGAGACAAGGTGAGGATGATTTAACAGATTTTGGAATGAATCCAATACATGATGAAGAAGATTCAGAAGAGGAATCAATTGAAGTTAAAGAACAAGGTGGTATTTTCGGCAAAATGAAAGAGAAAGCCGATAATATGATGGACGCAGGGATTAGTAAATTATGTGATAAGACATTTGCGCATTTAGAGAAGAAATTATATGAACACATGGATTTAGTGCCATCAAAGGATGTTTTGGAAACGCTAGCCAGTTTAATTGGCGAGATGCTACGTGATGAATCACTTTTAACACCATTTAAGTTGCTTCAATACGCAAGTATTTTAGGAAGGAAAACATCAGTGAGATATTATATTAGAAGAATAACAAAAGATATAATACCAGCACCCATTTTTGATTTTTTATTTGGAAGAGGTCTAATTGTTTTCAAAAAGCAAGGAGATCATCGTGAATCACCAATAGCTCATAATCATTTAAAAATAACTTTGCAAAGATTAGTGAGTGAAGGATGGGTACCAGATAAAGCAACAAGAGGAAGGAAAGCAGGTGAAATCACATGTAAAGATAGTTGGACTTATTTAACTTTTTACAATAATTTCAAATGGAATGGATATAATTTTGCAGCGCAAGGGGAAATGCCAGAATTTATTAAGATGATAGTTGATATGCTACAAATGCCAAATGCAACAGACATTATAAAGAAACTACAAATTATTAACCAAGGAACAATGGCTTTTAAAAATGTTAAGAATTTTATTTCTTTTATAATTGAGTGTTTGCCAACATTTATTTCACAATATTTTGTTACAGGCATTGAGAAAGATTGGCAGGAGATGTGCAAACCAAATGGGTTAGTTGACAGATTATCGTCAAAATTAACTTATTGTGAGAATTGCATTGCAGACAAGAAAAGAATAACTGATGTTATTTTTATCCCACTTCAGAGAGATTATGTTAAATTAATTGAACAAGTTCTTAAGATGGGTAGAGAAAAGAGCGCAAGTTACCCTCAAGCAAAGAGTCTTTTTGATGAAATCACAAAGATTAAACGTAGTATTGAGGAGAGTTATGAACCTGGAGAGGCCAGAGATATGGAACCAGTCTGGTTTGAATTCGTTGGTGCTGCTGGTATTGGTAAATCTTCAATGATGAAAGCAATGTTAGCTGCAGTAGATGGAATAAACATAGAGGAAATTGGAAACCATATTTATACGAGAGGACCAACAACATATTATGATGGTTATAAGGGACAGAAGACAATTGTCTTCGATGATTTCAATGCAACAACAATTGAAGGATTAGTAGACACACAAGTAGTAGAAGCATTTTTATTAATATCAAATTGTGAGGTTCCTTTGAATATGGCGAGTATTAAAGACAAAGGAACACAGATGAGTGCTAAGAGAGTTGTTACATTAAGTAACAATTTTATGAACATTTCAACTGCAGTTAAGTCTAAAGAGGCATTATCACGAAGGAAAACATTATCAGTAGAGGTAAGTAGTTTCGGACAACTTAATTTTAACAATTTTAGTCATTTGAGATTTACTATAGAGAAGGTGAATGGAGAAGATCACATTTATCCTTGTTGCGGTGAAGTTGATGGAACACAGTCAATGGATTGTGTTAATGAATTGGCTAAAATGGGCATGTGTAGAAGACATGGATATGTTGGAAAAACTTTAAACTTTTTCCAAATGTGTTGTATCATGAAATTATTGGAGCAGAAAAAGAGAGCTGAACATGAAAAACGAATGGCAAATCAGAATTATATGAGATTCGATACCATGTTAAATGGAATTGAATATCAAGGTGATGATGATGATGAGGAAAGCTTTTTAACAAAAGTTGGAAATTATTTTTCAGCTGGTTTCGACTACACTGAACGCTGTGTTCATAAAACAATTCTCATAGCTTTAAGGATTTTAAGAATTTTAGGTATGATAGGAGTTTTATTAACATGGACTAGTGTAGGAGTTATCGCATCTTATGTTGCGTATGATTTGGTAAGACAAATTATTACTGGCGACATTGAAGAAAAAGAATTTTATGAGAGGCAATCAGAAGGAAAGACAGATCAGAAAAATGCGAGAAAAATAAGAATGCAAGGAGAACATAGCTTTTTAGAAAATGGTTTGACAAGAATTGAATTTAAGAAGGGAGAGTTTTGGGTAAAATCGAATGCTTATATTATCGGAAAAACAGTTCTAGTAAATGATCATATGATTTTCTTTGATGAAAATGATAAGGTTACTATTAGAATTCTTTGGAGAGATGATTGGCAGGAACTTGTTTTGGAGCGAAGTGAGGTTAGACGAATTAAAAGTTCTGTTCAAACATGTAAAACTCATGAACATAGTAACGAATGTTATTATTGTATGAGTTCTTACACGGATGTTACAGAATTGCAACTCGGAAAATTTCCACTTGCTCCATATAAATCAAGACCCAACTACTTTTATAGTAAGGAAGATGCTGTACCAAAGTATTTAGATGAAGTTACATTTATTTGTAAGCGAAGAGATAAGAATAGTTTCTTTACCTCAGTTAGTTATGGAAAAGGAGAAATCAAAACCATGAAAAACAGAGACGGAGATGAAAAAGTTTTCTTTGTTAAGACAAATATTAAGACTGAAAATGGAGACTGTGGAGGTATCTATGTTTACAAAGATAGGATTTTGGCTTTACATTTTGGTGCTGAAACAACATACGGCAATGGAGTTGGACAAATTATAACGAAAGAAGAGATAGGACCTTTCTTTGAGATTAGTGATGATATCAATCCTCAAGGGGATGGAAGTTTTCATTTGGAAAATTTATTTTACGAAGGAACTTTAGATAAAGCAAATCACAGAGCTACAAGAACAGAATTAAAGAGGTCTTTAATTTTTGAAGAGTTTGGATCAGCAAAGACAGACACATCAATTTTGAGCAAATTTGATCCTAGAGCAGATGGCAGAGATCCAATGATAGATGGAGTGCAGAAATATAATTCTTCTGTAAAAATAATAGATGTTGATGCTAGGGAGTATCAACAATTGATGTCAAATACTTTTAAGAGAGATAAAGTACCAAGAATTTTGACAGAACATGAAGCAATTAATGGATGTGATGAATTTATGTTAGTACCAATGGATATGTCAAAATCAGCAGGATATGGTTATAGACCAAGTTCACAAGGTAAAAGAAGTTTATTTGAATTTACAAATAAAGGATATGAGGTTACAGATGGTGTTCTTAGACATAACATCGATGCTTTAGCATTGAGTGTCAAGAACAATATAGTTAGACAACCAATATCACAGATTACTTTGAAAGACGAACGTTTAAAACCAGGTAAAGCCACTAGAACATTTAACAACTTTCCAGTGGAATATACAATTTTGGCGAGAAGATATTTAGGAGCATTTATAGGATGTGCTCATTCATGGTACAAAGATGGAAAATTTTACAGTATAGGTATCAACTTATATTCTAATGAAGCCAGTATGTTTATATCTGATTTATTGAGAGTTTCAAATATAGCATTTGATGGTGACTATAAGAACTATGATGGAGTTTTACCAACGGTATTAATCTATCATGCTTATATGTCAATCAAACAATGGTATAATTTAAATAACAATGAATTAGATATAATTATGTACTGGTTTATGCACCCAACAGCAGTCATAGAAAATGAGGCATACAGTCAAATTACTGGAAATTCTTCGGGAAACTTGATGACAACATTGATGAATTCGATGGTTGGATATTCCTTATTGTATTTAGCATACACAAACTTAGTACCACCAATTTTACAAGATCAGAAGGAGTTTTACAATAACACTTCAATTAAAACATTTGGTGATGATAATGTTTGTGCAGTTTCATACAGGATAGTAGAGTATTTTAATCATGCGAGAGTAAAGGACTTCTTTAAGAATATTGGAATTACATATACAAGAGCAGATAAAAAGGATGTAGAGAGCGAATTTTTGTACCATCCCACAGATAGAGAGTTATTAAGAAATGGGGATAGAAAGACTTTGGAACGATATGGAATGAAAACAATAACAGCCCAAGGAACTGACATTGAATTTCTGAAGAATACATTTGAATTGAGAAATTTTAAATGGTATTCTTTATTGAGAGAAGATGTCGTGAGGGAAATGACATATTGGATTCGTTCAAAAACTGAACATTGGACAGAGAATGATTCAGTTAGTTTAGAAGTGAATGTAAATACATCCTTGAGATTTGCATATTTTTATGGAAGATCATATTTTGAGGAATGGAGATCGCAGTTGTTTAACGCTTTGAGGGAAAATCATAGAAATTACAACTATCATATTTTAACTTATTTAGATATACATAGACAGGTTGAAGAGTATGGTTTTATACCAGAACTTGATACTTGGTCTCGTGCGTTAACGTACGAGAAAATTAAAGAAAATCTTTAGATTTTCTTTATATATCTTTTTAGAAATAATATTAGTTAGATTTTTAAGTAGAATATTTTTAGTAATAATAACAATAAAACATGAATACCAATACAAACAAACAAAACAAAAACAAACAACAAAACGGAATAAATAGACAAGGATTAATTGACGATCTCTCGAAGACTTTTGATGAGATTAGTACACCAATTATGAAAGTATTAGAACCAATTGGAGAAATAGCTGGAGCTTTAGGATTGAATATGTTGGATTATCCAACAATCGCTATTAGGAATGAGGCAACAAGAGTGCAGTCTCAAAGTAATTTGAATGCTGTAGTAGGAGTTAGCAGAGCCATTCCTTTAGTAGTTGATCCAAAAGCTACATCTGTTACACCAATAGGAGCTCATAAAGATGAAAGAATTGGAGGATTTACAGATTTGATGGGAATACCAGTAGCAGTGAAAGGTTTTGGTGCAACTAGTGTTATCAATTTATGGGAATCGACCACATTACCAGGACGAGTTCTCTTTGAGACACCAATTGGACCATTATATGAATTACTTAATGGAGATGATGTTTTACATCCATTATCGGCCTTTGGTTCGATGTTTGACTTATGGACAGGCACATTAAATGTTGACGTTGAATTATATCACACGCCATTTAATAAAGGTGCTTTAGCAGTAGCCTTTTGGAATATGCAGTTAGGACAGACTGTCACAGTGGATTTATCGCAGATGACCCATGCTAATTTAGTACAGGTTAACTTGCAGGGAAATGTTACGCAGATTAGACTTCAAATACCTTTCAAGCACCAGCTTGAGAGATTGAAGACTTACGATGGTAGCAAGTTTGATGAATGTTTTACAGGATCACTTGTTATTTATTCATTGACAGGATTACAAACAAAGGAAGGATTTCCAGATAAGGTACCATTTGTGGTTAGAGTTAGTTCTAATGATATGACTTTTTCAAATCATAGTTTATTGCAGGCAGTAGAGTTTGTTGAGGATTTTCCAACACAAACTGATAAGATGGATTTCGTAAGAAATGACTATCCAGCACCAGTAGTAACAAAGAGAGAACAGAACAATTTGAAAGTTGTCGGTGGAATTAGAAGACAGGGAGATGAAGGAGCAGTTGAATCAACTAAAGATGTTTATCATGAAGCAGGTTTTGGAAAGGCAGTAGAAGATGTTGTTAAACCAGTAGATCGTTTAAGAATGACTAAATACTCCAAGGATTGTGCATCAATGAATGCAGCACAAAGAGAGTGGGATATAAGAAAGGTTTTTAGCCAGGCTCATATCCTAAATTATGTTGACATAGTCATACCACATGTGGCAGGACCATTGCAATATTTTGAATTTCCAAGTGCAGCTATGATTGAGCAGAACATGACACCATGTGTTACATCAAACTTTAGATTTTTTACTTATGATAGAATTAAAGTATCATTAGTATTGAATACAATGAATGGTGTTGCAGGAGCAGGTTTTATGGTTTATTTAAGAGGAGTAACAAATCAGGCAGACGCGGCAGCAGTTTTAACATCATCTTTTCAACAAACAATTGACATGAATGGAGGAATAGTGTTTTCACTAGGTACTGATCGAGAAATTCATATGGATTGCAGAAATGTTTATCCATTGAATAATTTTTCAGTTGATGTTCCAGATAATTGTGGTGTGTTAGTTGTAGGTTTATATACTGATACAATTTTAGGACCGGGTCAAACAGGAAGTCTTAATTTTGTACTTAAAGCATCTATAGATGGATTTGAAATTAGAGAACCTAACTATAATCCAAATACAGTTGGTTTAAGCAGAATTAAGAGACAGGGTGACCATGAAGTTGTACAAGAGAGTGCAGATAATCATCAGACAGGAACAGTTGACAATACAACAGGAACAGTGCAGGATTCCATACATGTTAATCCATATCAAGAGAAAGTGCCAGCTTTAAGAATGTTTAGAAATAATCACACAGATGCAGTTATGTCCTTTGAACAATTGAAGAGATATGAGAGAGTTTATAATGCGGAAATATTGGCTTGGGATTCCCAAGTCTTTAGTATTTGGGATTTAATTACCAAACACAAATTCATTTATATGCTTTTTCGAATGGTTCGATTTGTTCATTGTGGAATTAGATTTAAGGTTCGTGTTATTCAAGACGAACCTACAGTGACAAGAAGTAGTATAGCATTAATGGCTGGCTTTAGAGGAATGTATGGAAAAGATGGAGTTGTATCATCTTTGACTTATCAAAATGATACACTTGGTTCTGGAACACCTGCTGCAAAAGGTGGTAGTTCCAGAGCAGCTATTGTGGAAATGGCAACAAATACAGTAGGAGAGCAGTTAGATTTTGAAATTCCATATACGGCCTTAACAAAGGTTTTGACAATTAATGGTGTTTCCAATCTTAATAATCATTTTGGTTATGATTTTGGAGATATCTTTATTGCGTCAAATATACCAATCGTTAGTGGAAGATTAGTTATTTATGCTGCATTGAGTGATGACGCAACATTTTCATGTCCAGTTTCACTGATAAGGGGTACAACATTTTCAGCTTACCCAAATAGCATCCCAGCACCACCGCTATTTAAAAAGCTAGAACAAACAAAACAACAACAACAACCAGAGACCGATTCGGATACTGACATTGAAGTAATTTCAATTAAGAGTTCGAGATCGATGAGACGATAGATCGTTGGCTTAATATAACCTTCAGATATACTTGAGGAGAGAAGACCAATCTATCGATATTAATCAATATTTAA